CAAACTTAATACAAGCTGGTGTAGCTCAATTGGCAGAGCAGCTGATTTGTAATCAGCAGGTTGCGGGTTCGAGTCCCATCACCAGCTCCAGGGAGAGTTCCCGAGCGGCCAAAGGGGGCAGACTGTAAATCTGTTGTCACTGACTTCGATGGTTCGAATCCATCCTCTCCCACCAAACACAGGGAAACCGCCTAAAATAGGCGGTTTTCTTCTTTTTATGTACGAATTATACACGAATATTTTTAACTTTTCAAGTACTTTTACGAAATTTTATTTAAAACCTTTGTTGCACGCTCTTCTTCCCTTGGATAAAGGTGTGAATAAGTATTCCACGTTTCTTCCACTTTTGCATGACCTAACCGACGTGCAATTTCTTGAATGTTTATCCCTTCATTTGCAAGCAATGATGCATGTGAATGTCGAAAATCGTGGATGCGAATTTTCTTTATCGCTGCAGTTTTTGCAAACTCTTTATTTCTGTTTTCAATAGTAGTATCGCGTAAAGGTTTTGCACCTCCACATACGCGAAAATTATCATTAAATCCGGGGTATGTCATATAGCGTTTTTTGTGGTCTTGGAGAATTTTAAGCAAAGGAAAAGGAATTTGAATTATGCGTGCAGAACTGTAGCTTTTAGGACGAGTTTCTCTATCTCCACCTTTTTCCTTTTGGTTTATACTTCTGTTAATATGTATATATCCATCCTTTATATCAGTCCATTTTAGAGCATGAATCTCTCCTTTTCTCATACCCATGTAAAAGGCAATTGCAAAAAAGACGTAATATCCCCACTCTTTGTGTGTGTTTTCCTCTTGAGCTTTGTTAAGTGCTGCGGATAAAAAAAGCTTATATTCCTCAACTGTATAGAAATCTATTTTTGGTTTTTCAGGGAACTCGTTAGGGTCTTTAAAATTCTTTACCTTTAAAAGATTGTTCTTGGGGATATAGTCCATTTCTACCCCCCAATTTAAGAGAGAACGTAAGGCCGAATATATGTTTTGCTTATATCTAAGACTTAGTGGGTTACCGTTCTTTTGATTATTCATATTATCCACTTCGTTCTTCCATTCTTGAAACATGGGGACTGTAAGTTTTTTTACACGCTTATCTCCCAATTTTCCGAGCACATATTGCTCAATACGGGTCTTATTCTTATTAACAGTACTTTCTTTTACTTCACCTTTTTTAGCAGAAACATAGAGGTCGAGAAGCTGTTTAACAGTAATTCCGGAAACTGTAGGAGTTTCTTTGACCTCGAATTCAAGACGGGCTTCCAGTTCTTTCGCTTCGGCTTTGCCGTAGGCTATTCGTGTAGCTTTCTGATACTTCCCGAAATTGTCAGTATAATTTACTACAACACGATACTTTTGTTTTCCGTCCTTTGAGCCGTTTTCTTTATAAATAGGCATAAAAATACACTCCTTTTTAAAAAATGGTTGCAAAAACCCAAGGAGTGTAATATAATAACGTTAGTTGGACGTTGAGGAACACTCCTTGACGTTGCCCTACAGTGTTGGCGCACTGTGGGGCTTTTATATTTTGTGTTATAAATTACATATTGCAATTTGCTTCTCCGAGCAGGGGGACTTTGATTTTCTTAAGTTCACTTGCCGGGATAAGATTATCATATTTCTTGCAGAGTTCTTTTATGGACTCTGCTTTTTTCTTTTTAGACATTAAAATTCCACCTTACATTCTACTACTTTGCCGATAACTTCTATATATGTTTCTTTAGTATTATAAATTTGAATGTCATGTTTAGGATTGTATGACTGAGGTATAAGCTGAACGATGTTACCTTCTTTTTTAAATCTTTTTACGGTAGCATCTTCTTTGTTTACCCTTACAACAGCGATTTCGCCGTTTTCAACCTCAGGTTGTCTTCGTACTATTATTGTGCTTCCATCACTTATCTGTGCAGCATTCATACTATCGCCTTTTACTCGCAAGGCGAAATATTCTGCTCCACCGTTATGTTCTGTATATGTGTAGCCTTCTATATGTTCTTCTGCATATAAAGGAAGTCCTGCGGCAATACGACCAAGTATGGGGATCTCATGAATAATTGGATTGTAGGGAGTGCCGATGCTTTGATTGAAGGGAACAACATTAATATCTCGAAGATCTTCAGGAGAGATTCCCATGATTTCTAATGGAGAGACTTTCAAAACTTTTGCCAGCAAAGCAATTTTATCTCGTTTCATATTTTCTATATATCCAGTTTCCCATTTTTTTACTGTGCTTTTTCCAACACCAACGTATTTCCCAACAGCTTCCAAAGTAAGTCCGAGTTCTTTACGCCTCTTTTCTATATCATAATTATTTGACAACTATGACACCTCCTTATTCTTTATGATTAGTGTAACATAAAAGTTTCGTTTATGCAACATATTTTTTAAAAAATACAAAAAAAGTTTCCAAAAAGGGATTGACAGCCTTTAAAACGCGTGTTATACTAAAAGTGTCCTAAAGGAAACAAAAGGAGGTGAATAAAATGAAAAGTTGTTTGCTTAGAAGTAAAATTGTAGCAAAAGGAATGAAAATTGACCAGTTTTGCCGAGAGACAGGTATTAAAAAGACGTCACTCTACAGAAAACTTTCTGGGAAGACACAGTTTACTCGTGGCGAGATAGAACGTATCATTATTGAATTAGAACTTACTTCAGAAGAGATAATGGATATTTTTTTTGAATAGAAGTGTCCTAAAAGAAACGAAACTGAAAATTGCACAAAATGAAACAGACCGATGTGCGAATCAGTCTGTTTGAGGGGTTACTTTGTGTTTTGTATCTTTTTTAATAAGTACGCTACTAAAAGACAGTTGCCATTACATAGAAACTTGCAGTTTAGGTGGCAAGGTCTAACTTCAGTAGACGCCATAGAGATAGGACACATGATTCCATTGTTCATATTGTTAACCTCCTTCCTTTAGGGCTTAACAATATTGTACCATAAATGAAACATTTAGTGGTGCACCGTAGAGGAGGTGATTGAGGTGAATGTAATAATTTTCGGGTTATGTCTTGTTTTTAGTTTGTTGTTTTTTTATTACTTGTTCCGTGAATTAAGCTTCGTGATAATCATTGTCTCTGCTTTGTGGGCATTCTTAGTTACATTGGTAGTGAAAGAATATTTGCCAATACTATTTTCAACCATGCAAGAATTGTTACACCAAATAGAATAGCGAATACAAAGACAACGGTTTTGGCGAACAAGAATATAGCAGTAAAAATCCATTTTTCGTAAATATTTGCAAATTGATTATGACGGATTCTGTATGACAATGTTCGTTTAGGATATCCTAACAAGCTACAAAGTCTGTTGCATCTGATATCTATGTAGCGGCACAACTCTTCATATGTATCTTGCCATACCTTTTCTTTTGATAGTCCTTCTCTGAGAAAATCTATGTGCTCACTTACGAAAAATGGAAGATATTCCGATTGGGAAAATGTGTTATCAATTTCAGACAGTAGCTTTTGTAGTTCTTCTACAGAAAGTTTCTTGTACAAAAAAGGAGAAAGAATCTTATACAAGGGGAAATATACATTTAAAAATAATTCTTTCTTGGTCGAAATTTGTACGGTCTTTATGATTACGGCAAAGCTGACTACAGTCACGATAATTGTTGTTAGAATTTCTAACATATTTGATTGGGTATTGCACATAAAAATCACAACCTTTCGGGACGATTATAACACAACTACATATTAAATACAAGGAGGTGATTATATTGAAAAAGTTTCTTAAGAAATAATAAAAAATGACGGCGTAGCAGAAGCTACAACCGTCGCAAAAGTTTACAAACAAAGTATAACACAGATTAAAACAAAAAGCAAGTAGAAAGGATGTTAATTATGGTAGATAAAAATAAATTACTCGCAACCAGAGATGTAATAATGTTTTTCTTAGGCAAGTCGGAATTAGATGCCGATGAATGTAAACAGGTACTTCAGATGTGTAACGATGAGGTGGATGCAGCGGTAAGGCGTATGAGCATTACGGAAGTAAAGAGGGATGGTGATGACAGTGGCAAGGATTGCGATTAAGGACCTTAAAACCTGCCTAAGGATTTATTACACATATCCTGAAATCGGAAGTAAAGAGATAAAGGAACTTTTTGGAGTTGGTGACAATAAGGTTTGTAATCTTAAAAACCTTGTTCGTAAGGTACAAATCGAAAAAAACATAATGGTTCTGGATAAGCACAGTGTTAATACTGAAACTGCTTTTGAAGTGTGGGGTATTGACATAGGCGATATCGAGCGCAGGGTAAAGAAACTTGAGAAACTCGGGCTTTACGAAACGGAGGAAGCAGTATGACTTGGTTATATATAACGGTAATGTGGTTTGCAGCATTGTTGGTAGCTGACGATATGGGGCTGGAGCATATCCACCCGGCAAAAGGTGTGTTTATTATTCTGGCACTTATCTACAATGTGGCATATACGATGTATAAATGGGAAAGGAAGTATAAAAGATGAAAAATTATATTTGTTTAGGTGGTAAGAAAATCGAACTTACAGCGGAGCAGGTTGCAGAGATGCAGAAATCGCTCGGGATAGGACAGGTTAAGTTGAAAAACATTCCTATAGGGGAAACGTTTAAAGTTGGAGATTATGAGTTTGTTGTTCTTGATCGCTCGGAAGAAACAACAGCGGTTATTCTTAAAGATCTCTTACATAAAGAGAAGCAGTTCGGAAAGAACAATAACTTTGAAAACTCACATATTGATGAAATTTGCAAGAAGTTCAGTTGTGAGATTTCAGCGATAATTGGTGAAAACAATCTTATTGAACATACCGTGGACCTTACATCTGATGATGGTTTGAAAGACTACGGCAAAATCAAGAGAAAGATGTCTCTTCTTACAGCTAATCTCTATCGCCGTTACGTTGAAATACTGGACAAGCATAAAATAAAAGCTTGGTGGTGGTTGGCAACAGCATACAGTACGCCTACACATGAAAATGCTAACTGGGTAAAGTGCGTTTCGCCCGATGGTTGCATTTACAGCGGCTTCAATTACGACGGTACGTTTGGCGTTCGTCCGTTTTGTATCTTAAATTCTAATATCTTTGTATCACGCTAAGGAGGATAAAAACATGAAAGAAATGAAATTAACTGAAGTTATAAACGGTAAAACTTTTAAAATCGGTGATGTTGAGTTTATAAAGTTTTCCGAAGAAAACGGAGAAGTAACAGCTGTAGCAAAGGACATTGCTTTCCGTTCTCAGTTTGGAAAAAATAATAACCTCAAAGAGAGTTCGGTTCTCGAAAGACTTAAAAATGAATTCTTGCCGAAAATTGCAGAAGTTGTAGGTGAAGAAAATATCCTTGAACACAAAGTGGATTTAACAAGCCTTGACGGGTTGAAAACATATGGAGATATGGTAAGTAAAATCAGTATTCCCACATTTGATTTTTACCGTGAGAACGTAAAGATTTTCGATGAATATAACCCTGATACCTGGTGGTGGCTTGCTACTCCCGATACAACACCGGAACATCTTAACGACTTCTGGTGCCGTTGCGTTTCGCCCGATGGTAACGTTAACTTCAGCAGCAATTACGACGGTACGAATGGCGTTCGTCCGTTTTTGAAATTTGTATCTTCTATCTTTGTATCGGTTGAGGAATAAAGTATGGTTGACAAAGAACTGAAAGTTATTGTCAAAGCAAAAGAGTTAATGAAACATACGTATGTGCTTACATCCAATGCAAACAGATACCCGAAGAAGTTCAGACATTCTCTTGTGGATAGGATGCAGATTGTAAGTATGGATATATATGAGCTTTTGCTTGAATCTAATCGGATTAACAATAAAACCGAAAGATACTTCAGATGCGAGACAATAACAAAAGCTATTATGAACTGCGATAAGCTTCAGACCTACATCGAATTATCAATGGAGTTGAAGTTACTGAATCCAAAATCGGCGGAGTATTGGTCGAAAATGGTGTCTGATGTAAAGTTCATGTCTATAGCTTGGAGAACAGCTGAAAAGAAATAATCTATATAGGTTGTGCGTTGTATTTTTTCTTGCGTTTCGCCCGATGGTAACATTAACAACAACAACAATTACAACAATACGAATGGCGTTCGTCCGTCCTGGTGGATTGTCAGACAGAGTAGGCATAAGCCGAAATCAGAGCACCACATCAAAAGAACGCACAACCTTTCTTTGAAAAAAGATAAACAAAGAGGATTATGTTGTATGACCGATTTTGAGAAAGTAATTGATTTTAATAATATGTACCGTGCATATCGCAGGTCGAAGTGTGGTAAAGGTTATAAAAGAAGTGCTGCACGGTTTAACATTATGGCTCTTGATGGCGTTAACGCTTTGATAGAGCAGTTAAAAAACAAAACCTATAGAATATCTCCATACAATGAATTTACGGTTTATGAGCCGAAAGAACGTGTTATTAAGACAACATCTTTCAAGGATAAGGTCATACAGCATAGTTTATGTGATAATGTGATACTTCCCAAATTGCAGGAAATCTTTATTTTAGATAACTGTGCCGGGCAAAAAGGAAAAGGGACATTGTTTGGGCTTAACCGTCTGAGCAAGCAGATGAAAGCCTTTTATAAAAGATATGGACATAGTGGCTACATATTAAAGTGCGACATTTCGAAGTTCTTTTATAACATTTCTCATAGCCAACTGAAAGACATTGTTGAATATTATTTCTCTTATGACAGAGATATTTGTTGGTTGTGTAATCTGTTCATTGACAGCACAGAGGGGAAAGGAATTCCTTTAGGTAATCAGATAAACCAAGGCTTTGCTCTTTTATATTTAGACGGTATGGACAAGCTCATAACAGGCGAATTAGGTATAGAGTTTTACGGCCGTTATATGGATGATTTCTATTTGATTCATCCGGATAAGCAATATCTGAAGCATTGCCTTGAAGTGGTAACGGAGTTCCTGCAAACGCTTGATTTGACTTTGAATGGGAAAACACAGATATTTCCCTTTAAAAACGGTGTAAGCTATCTTGGATTCCATACTTATGTAACGAACAGCGGAAAGGTAATACGAAAACTTAAAAACCAAAACAAGAGAAATGCTCAGCGGAAGTTTTTAAAAATGGCAAAGTTAGTTGTTGCAGGTAGGCTTACGGAAGAAAAATTCTATGCTTCGTACAACGCTTGGAGAAATCACATATCACACGGCAATTGTTATAAATTAGGCAAACAGATGGATTTAAAAATAAATGAAATTTTGAAAGAGGTAAATAATATGGCTCAATATAAAACTTGCCCTAATTGTGGTGCACATTTAGATCCGGGAGAAAAGTGTGATTGTGAGGAACCACCTTAAAAGGTAGGCGAAAGAAATGGTACTCAGCTTAATGGATTTACCGCCTCGATATCGAGAACAGGCGGAAAGGCAGATTATTGAGAAAGAAAAAGCAAAAAAATCCAAGTACGGAAATGAAAAAGTAACTGTTAATGGCGTGCTTATTGACAGTAAGAAAGAAGCCCGACGGTATGAAGAGCTTATGGCGATGTTTGGGAAAGGTGAAATTGAAGATTTAAAGCTTCAGAATACATTTACCTTACAGAATGCATACACAACGCCTGAGGGCAAGCGAATAAGGGCTATAACATACAAAGCAGACTTTACATATTATAAGGACGGAAAATTCATTGTAGAGGATGTTAAGAGCCCTGTTACACGAAAGAAACCAGATTACAGGATGAAGGTCAAAATGATGCAGAATGTATTTAAGATAGAAGTTGTGGAGGTATAAACGATGAGAAAATGTAAGGTGTGCGGAATGGTCTTTGACGGTGACACAAGATACACAGAAATAAAGGGCGACAGTTACTGTGAGGATTGCATCCGTGAGATGGACACAACTGATTTGCTTGAACTTCTTGATATTGAATTCACCTGCATTGGGTTTCCGGAACCTGAAAGATGTTAAGAAAGGATAATTTATATGAAAGAGAATAAAGCATTTAAAGATATGACCTTTGAAGATTTTTCAAAGGTCGATGTTACACCACATTGTGATAAACGCAAAGCAAAAGATGACAAGGGTAAAGAAATAGAGGTTTTATACCTTAACTGGGCGAAGTGCAAACAGATTCTTCATGATTTGGGCGCACAGAAAGTATACTTTGAGCCTGTAACTGGGGCTGACGGTTCTTCTCTTATAAAAAGTGATGCTGTGTTTACAGATAAAAACGGAGTTTCGAACAGATGTTATGAGGTTAGAGTGAAAATCGTTGTTGACGACCTGGAATTTGAAAGTCAGTTTCCTCTTATGAACGGCTCCAATCCCGTAAAGGATAATTCTCTTACTCAGCAGAGACTGTGGAATGCTCAGACAAGAGCTTTTGTAAAGGGTGTAGCTATTCATATTGGTTTGGGATTCTCTTTATGGTTGTCTGACTATGAAGGGATGGAAGATACAGACGATTTAAGTTTCCACAGCCTTACGAAAGTTAGACAGCGATTTGAGGAAACATATTCTTCTAAGCTTAGATTGGGACTAAGTGCAGCAGAGATTGCAAAAGCTTTAAGTATGACGGTAGATGAAGTAAAAGCGATATTTGCGAACTTCGATACTCTTATTAGATTCGAAGAAAACCTCAAGGCAATAAAGGTATGATAGCAGATAATGACAGAAGCGGTTATTTCGGAGCAAGTGACACACCGTACATAATCGGGAACACAGAAACAAAGAGCTTTGAAAAATGGTGGCTTGAAAAGTGCGGAATACTTCGCAACACCTTCATCAATGATGCTATGTGCGCAGGAACGCATTACGAACATAAAATCCTTGAACATATAGGCGTTGAAAATATGGACAGGCAGATTATCATTGAGGATTTGAAGCTTCGGGTTAATCTTGATGGGGATATGAATCGGAAGATATACGAGGTTAAAACATACAAGCGCGAGAACGGATTTAAAGTACCTAAGAGGTATGTTAATCAGGTTAATGTTCAAATGTTTGCTACAGGCTTCAGAAGTGCTGATATTGTTGCATACGGACTTACCGAGTATGATTATAGGAATTACTTCAACCCGATAGATGATGAGAGGTTATCCTTTCACCCGGTAGAGTATGACGAACGGTGGATAAACAATATATATCTTCCGAGGTTAGAGTACTTTGCAGAATGCTTGAAGAAAGGAGTAATGCCAAGATGTTTGAAGCAGTAGGTGAAATATATAAAGTCAAGGACGGCCGTGCAATTATAGTTGCTGACATAGACCCTTACAAGGCAGAACGGCAGGAAATAAAAAGTTGCTTAGTTCGGTATGATGACGGACGACATATATCAGCTGATCAGAGACGAAAAATATACGCCACAATTGCGGACATAGCAGAATATACCGGTAATGCTCCTGAAATGGAAAAGGCTTTGCAGAAATTCTTTTACATAGAGCGGTACGGGGTGGATTATTTCAGCCTTTCAAATTGTACTGTGACAGAAGCAAGAGAGTTTATCAACTATCTTATAGACTTCTGCTTTGAGAATAATATCGGAACCCGGGACACTCTTTTGAATCGTACCGATGACATAAGCAGATATTTGTATTCTTGTCTCATAAATCGTAAATGTGCGGTATGTAATCAGAGGGCAGATATTCATCATTGCGAGGGTTCGCGTATCGGTATGGGTTTCAACCGCCGTAAGGTAAACAATATCGGAAGATTTGCTATAGCTCTTTGTCGAAAGTGTCACAGTATTGCACATAACGATGAAAAAGGATTCTTTGAAAGAAATCATATCTACGGTGTACAGCTTGATGCATATGCCGTAAAGAAATTAAAACTGTGAGGTGGTTTTATGAAGAAACCGACACAATGCGAAAGAATTATACAGTATATGAAAGATTTCGGAAGTATAACAACGCTACAAGCATTTACGGATTTGGGCTGTACGAGACTTGCAAGTAGGGTTAATGATTTAAGGAATCAAGGCTATGACATAAAGAGCGAATTTGTTTCAGGGAAGAACAGATATGATGAAACGGTGAGCTACAAAAAGTATTATTTAGGAGAGATTTAAATTGTATGGAAGAGGTAAAGTGGATAAAAATTCACGTTAATATGTTTTCAAACAGAAAGATAAAATTGATACGTTCTATGAAAAACGGAGATAGTTTTGTACTTCTGTGGACGATGCTTCTTACTGCTGCCGGTCGATGTAATGCTGATGGGAAATTATACATAGCGGATGGCGTTCCTTATACAGAGGATATGTTTGCTACAGAGTTCGATATGAAGGTTTCTATTGTCAGAGATGCATTGCAAGAATTTGAGAAATTCAAGATGATTTCCCGAATTGATGGGGTTTATTGCGTTCTCGGTTGGAGCGAATATCAAAATATAGAAGGCATGGATAAGATAAGAGAACAGACGCGAAAACGCGTTGAGAAGTACCGCGACAAGAAAGAAATTGCAATAAAGGACAACGTTACTTGTAACGCTAAAGTAACTCCGTGTAACGTTACAAGTAACGTTACGGTAACGCAATGTAACGCAACAGATATAGAAATAGATAAAGAAGAAAGAAATAAGAATATATTATCTACTACTATTAAGGCGTACGAGAAGCATATTGGAGCAATTACCGAAGTGACAGCTGAAGCTATTTCGGAGTGGCTTGAAAAAGGTGCTGACTCTTCGCTTATTATATTTGCCTTTGAACAGGCGGTGGAATATAACGCAAGAAGTTGGAAATATGCTGAGAAAATTATAAGCACACATTTTAATGCCGGGCGAAAAACAAGAACGGCTGCTGAAAACTTCGGAAAGAAAAAGACCGACAAGAAAAAAAGCGGTTCATATGAGCCTGACGATATGGCGGCTATGGAACGAAAAATGAGACTTGAAAGGATGAAAAATAATGCTGAATAAAGTAATTTTAATGGGTCGGCTTACACGTGACCCGGAACTCAGAAGCACACCGCAGGGAGTAAGCACCTGCAGTTTCTCATTGGCAGTAGACCGTAGCTTTGTCCGTGAAGGAGAAGAACGCAAAGCGGATTTTATAAACTGCGTTGCGTGGAGACAGACCGCGGAGTTTATTTCTAAATACTTCAAGAAAGGAAATATGGTTGCTCTTGAGGGGAGCATTCAAACTCGCTCTTGGGACGATCAGGACGGAAAGAAGCATTATGTAACTGAGGTTATTGTAAGTCAGGTATATTTTGCCGAGGGGAAGAGAGAATCCGAAGACGCTCCGGCAGAAATAGATATGGGTGATGATGACGATTTGCCATTCTCTGTGAGGTGACGGGATGAGTTTATTTGTAGATAACTTTGCTGGTGGCGGTGGTGCTTCCACCGGAATTGAAATGGCAATAGGCAGAAGTGTGGATATAGCAATCAATCACGACCCTGATGCTATAGCAATGCACAAAGCGAATCATCCTAACACACGTCATTACTGTGAAAGTGTGTGGGAAGTAGACCCTGAAGAAGCCTGTGAGGGTGAAGAAGTTGCTCTTGCCTGGTTCTCTCCCGATTGCACACACTTCTCAAGAGCAAAGGGTGGCAAGCCTGTAGATAAGAATATCAGAGGTCTTGCGTGGGTAACTATCAAATGGGCGTATGCAGTAAGACCAAAAGTAATAATGCTTGAGAATGTTCCCGAAATACAGACGTGGGGACCACTTGACAATAACGGAAAACCTATAAAAGAGCGTAGCGGAGAAACTTTCAACGGATTTATTGCCGTGCTTACTACAGGATTATCCAAAGAACACCCCGCATTTATTGAGATGTGTGCTGCACTTGAAATTGATGTTTATTCACGTATGGCTTCTGAGCTTTCAAACGGATTGGGATATGATGTGGATTTCAGAATACTCCGTTCCTGTGATTACGGTGCGCCTACAACGCGTACACGGTTTTACATGATTGCAAGAAGTGACGGTAGAAAGATTGTATGGCCTGAACCTACACATGCGCCAAAGGACAGTA